ACCTGTTCCCTTACCATCACGCAGTTGGTTAGAGTGTGCAGATACTACAGTTCCATCTTGCATAGAACACATCATACATGGTGCTCCATCTGCTAGTTTAAGTAGTTTAGGGTTACGATAGTTCATTTATACCCCATTGGTTTGCCATAGCATCTGCTATTCCCTGGAAAGTAGTGTTACGTATTTTAGCACGTTCTTTAGGGCTATATTTAGCTGCGTCTGCATACCACTTAGTCATTCGTTTACCACTCTTAAATGTTACAAACTCACCTTTGCTTACTATGTTTGTTGGTTTTAATAATGGCAATCCTTTAATCCATAAACAAGTAGATTTAGATGCTTCATGTCCAAATTGCCAAGGCTGAATAATTTGACTAGGCTTTTGATAAATAGTAGACATAATACCTATTGGATTTTCAATAACTATTTTAGGAATATTTGCATTGACTAATGCCATAAAAAATTCTATTGCATCTTTTCTATCTTGTTGTCTATTTGGAAACCTATCTTTGTATTCATCTTTAAACCATTTGTTTCCTGTTACAGTCAAATATGTACAAGGTGGATGTGCAACCATCATATCCCATTCGTCATTTAAAATATCTAATACAGAACCTTGATAATGTTTACCAGGCACACTTGTAGGTTCTAAATCACACGAAGTTACATCATGCCCTAGTTTAGTAAATGCTTCTCTTACAGTTCCACTAAACTCACAAGCTATTAATATCTTCATTAGTAATCCCAACCCCAACCCATAGTCTGACCCCATACTTCTATCTGTTGTTGGTATTCTGTCATCTCACTTGTGGTTAGTTTTGTTGTTGATTTTATAAGCTCTACTGGCATACCTGCTATTTCAGTTTGGTATCGTAAGAATTTATATCCCATGAGTTCGTGTATCTTATCTTTCTCAATACCTAGATGTTGACCTATGCTTGTGTATAATTCCCATAGTCTTTCGTTTTGTTCTAGGCTACGGTTAAGTTTAGCATCTGTTACTGTTACTCTCCATCTGTGAGTAAAGTCAAGTGCTTTTAATTTCTCGTACAGCATTGGTAGGTTTTCTTTCGTAAGCGACCACTTGAGCATCTCTCCATCCTTTCGTTTTAAATACTTGTCCGTCTTTAGAAGTTGCTTTGTATTCTATGTCATCACCGAATACTTTTTTGCATTTTTTGATAAAATCATTTATGGTCATGGTTTGTCCTTGTAGCGTAAAGACTTAGAATTAAACCACAATGGAATAGAACCTTCCCATTCAAAGTGCCTTTGTTTATTCACAGCCATAAAACCATCTGGAACAATCTTAGCATCTTCTTCACTTAATTTACCTTCTAATAAATCTTTTTCTTTTTTCTTGTTACGGTACACAGAAACACAATTGTCCACTAAATTTGTAATTGTCGCAGAACCTGCAACGTCAAACTTACTTGGTGTATGAGTGGTTTCGTCTATTGTTTTTCTGCTATGAGCCACCAAATGAATATGAACATTCAAATCCCTAGATGCAATACAAAGTTGGTCAACAAATTTCTTTTGACCATTATAATCATCTTCATTTATAGAACACTTCATTAAACTATCTACCACAAAATGCTGGATGCCTAATTGCTCAGCTCCGTAGTAAATAACAGATAATACTGCAGTTGGATTTGTGCTGCCTAACTGGTCGTACAAAAATAATTTCCCAGTTGCATCATTACAAAACTGAGTTATCGCACTCTCTGTAGGTTCGTTAGTTCCCACAGATTGACGGATATATCTGGCTAATGTACTCCTACAACTCATCTCAAAAGAACATATCATAACTTTATAGTTCTCAATTAGTTTAAGCGTTACATAGCTCAATAACATACTTTTGCCATGACCGCTATAACCTGACCAAGTTGTTACTTCCCCTAATCTTAACCTAAAATTTTCTGCTTTAGCAAACGGTAAATATGCACCACTTTGTATTTCACCAGCAAAATATCCAATAGTAGACTCAATAAAATTATCTGGACTTTTAATTTTACGGTATTCATCACTCTCTCTCCTAAAAAAATAATTCTTTATTTTATCCTCATTTACTATTAAGTTCTCAACTTTTTCATCTAATGACATATTTGGTAAGCCTCTCTCAATCTATTTACAGCTATCATTAATCTATCCTTATCTTCTTGTGGTAAGGTTTTTCCGTTAGCAACTTCTAATCCAGCTAATGCTACAAGTAATGTTTCATTTGAAATAGCTTTTAAAACAGCATAAGGATTAAAAGGTTTTGAAACAGGTTTAAAATCACCTAAACGCTTTGGAACAATATCGTCAAATGTTAAACCTACAGCTTCCAATATATCATTAGCAGCACAACCTGCAAAGCAATGGATTAAAATTCTTTCATCTGGTAAATTTTTAATACTTAAAGATGCGGTTTTATCATTATGAGCAGGACATAAACATTGGTATTCATCTTTACCAGACCTATAAGACTTTTCAAAGTAACTTAGGAAGTCATTTATATTCATGATAAAGCCTTAATAAAGGTTATCTTCTCTTCTAATATCTTCTTTTCTTTTCTCATATCATCTTCTATCTTCTCCTCTCTAGCATACTCCTTATATTCCTTGTGTATAATTCCAGCTATGTCACCGTCAAACCAATCCTTAAGGCTATTTAACATAGAGGTAATATACTCTGGTTCTTTGTGTAACCTAAAGCATACTTTTCGTAGGTCTGGAAGCTCTCCATTACGTTCAGATGCTAAACACCATAATTCAAATAGGGTTGATTTTTGGTCAGAATTAAGCTCATGCCAGTCAGGGTCATTAATAATATCCCTGCCATAAACCTTAAACCAAATCATAGACGATTTGTTCTTAAAATGCTGAAACTTGCTCCAATTGCGGACTTTCATGGTTCTTCTCCTGTGGTTAAAATGCTTCAAAAAACATTATCACAGCTAATTTTCATTTGCAAGATATTTATTTAAAATTATTTGTATATATTTGTTATATAGCTATTGTATATTTTTTTGTACGTGCTATAGTTCGTTTGTAGTAATTAATTAACAACGGAGAGAAAAATGAAAACAGAACAAGAAAAGTTAGCCTGGGAAAAGCAAGCATACGGTATGTCAAAAGCTCAATTATTTGCAATGGTTAAAGAACAGGCATTTCCTGGTACTGAAATGATGTTTGCTGCTGGTATGTTAAGTGATGCTCAAGAAGTTATTGGTGCAGATTTTAACGGTGTTAATGAAGGATGGGTTAGCCCTCAGCAAGCTAACGAAGCTAGACAATTTATCAACTGTGCTAAAGCAATTATTTTTGATGTGCTAAATAAGGAGAACGCATAATGAGAGACATTTTAAATCAAGCAGAAAATTTATGGTACACAACTTGGATTAATGGAGGTAAAAAAGATGAAGGTACTTGTACTTTAGGTAATTGCATTGAAACTCCATACGGTAAAGTGGATGCTCCACCTGCCCAGGGTAACGTAACAAAGTACCAAACAGCACAGCCAGTATTGCAATTCTTAGCTGACAATGGCATCATTGGCACATACTATGACGGAAGGATGGACTAATTATGAAAGTAAATATTGACGTAAGACAAGGTAATGGAGAAAATAATGGTTGCGTTTATGTAACTATAGGAGATTGGGTTGTTTATCTTGACAACTCAACAGGAGAACAAATTATTAACAGTTATAAAAAAGAAGAAGAGGAGGGAGTATGAACTACGCAGAAGCTAAAAAATTAGTAGGAAACCAGCCTACTTTTGCACTAAGAAATATGGTTGTAGCTTTATCAACTATGCAATTCTTAAACACTCCAGCAGAGAATTTAAGATTAAAAGCTGCAAAAATAGTACTTAAAGGTGACCCAAACGACAAACCAAAGCCATTCAAGCAATACGCACTTACTGGAGGTCCTGGTGTTAAATCTATAGCAAATGGTAATACCTGGGCAGAAAGTGAGGTTGCATAATGGAATATCCAGTAGGAACTAAATTTATGACTGGAGGTAAGTTTCCTAATGAATGTACTGTAATAGATATTTTTAAGACCTATAACAAACAAAATGAGCTAGTTAAAACACAATATTGTGCAACTCATATATTTTTAGGTCAAACTGTGACAGATTACAGCGTTCCAGAAGCAACAATAGCTAGAGGTTTAATTAAATAAAAATAATTGTAAAAAGTATTGTATTTGTTTTTAAAGTGTATATACTGTGTATATAGTAATTAAATAACAAGGAGAGAAAAAATGGTTGCTAAAAAAGAAAGATACATTCCAGCAGGTTATGTTCCTTTAGTAATAGAAAACCCAGCAGATGTAGTTGTTTATACAAACAATGATAACGGTAAGTTCTCTGCCATTTGTTTTGCTGGCAAGGCTGTTAATCCTACTTGGTATTATTTGTTTAGAAGTGAAGAAGCTATGTTGGCTCAAGTTGCTAAGACTGTTAATAACAGAATTGCTAGAGCTGCGGAAGTTGCAAAATACAAAGCAGAAAGACTTGCTCCTACTGATTTAAAAGAAAATGACATTCTTTATTGCAGTTGGGGTTATGACCAGACTCAAGTTGACTTTTACAAAGTTAAAGAAATTGTAGGCAACAATAGAATTAAAATTGTGCCTATGACAGCAGTAGTTGCTAGAGAAAGCAAAGGTGCTTATTATATGGTAGCTGGTCAAGAAAAAGGTGAGCCAATGTTAAAAGTTGTAAATGGCAAACAAAATAGCGTTAAAATTACTAGCTTTTCAAATGCTTACCCTTGGGATGGTCAGCCTAGATATGAAACAGCTTTTGGATATGGTCACTAAAAAAGGCAAGATTTTTCTTGCCTTTCTTTTTTAACAGAGTATAGTGTTTATATAGACATTAATTTAGGAGAGAAACATGAGTGTAAAAACAATGATAGTAATAGCAATAGCATTTTGGGCTTATGTATGGCTTTGCTTACAAATCATGGGTAAGTTAGCAGGTGCAATATGAATAAATACCTATGGCTATTCCTTTTTGTATTTTGGGGGTATATAATATGGCGAATGGTTTAAGACCTGTAGCAGAAATACTAGAAGATGTTTGGAAAGAATTAAAAGAATTTAACGATAGATTTGATAAAAGGGAGAGAGCAAATGTCACAGCAACAACACTACGACCAGGTAATGATGGAACAACATCAACACGAATTACAACAGAAGGAGAGAGCAAAGATGAACTATAACGAATTGCGTAAGATTAATGTATCAGACCACATTGAGAAAAAAAATGGTCTATCATACTTATCATGGGCTTGGGCTGTGGATACTCTTCTACAGCAAGACCCAAGTGCAACATGGACTTATGGCGAACCTAAACAGTTTGGTGAAACACTTATGGTATTCTGCACAGTCCATGCGTTTGGCAAGTCTATGACAGCACAATTACCTGTGCTTAACTTTAGAAACCAAGCTATCCCTAACCCAGATGCTATGGCAGTTAATACAGCTATGCAACGTTGTTTAGCTAAAGCTATTGCATTACATGGCATTGGTCTTTACATTTATAGCGGTGAGGATATTCCAGAGTCAGAACAGCCAGCTCTAAAGGCAGTATCTAGCAAGGACTTTCTATGATTGAACAACGCACAGAAGAGTGGTTTCAGCAAAGATTAGGCAAGGTGACAGCATCCAGAATATCGGATGTTATCGCCAAGACTAAAACAGGCGTATCTACATCTCGTCAAAACTACCTTATCCAACTTGTATCAGAACGTCTTACAGGCAAGAAAGGCGATAGTTTTGTTAATCAGGCTATGCTAGATGGTATTGAAAGAGAAAGTGCTGCTAGGGAGCTTTATATGCGAACTAGGGGGGTATCTGTTACAGAGGTAGGTTTCTTTGACCATCCTATTATTAAGAATAGTGGTGCTAGTCCAGACGGAGCTGTAAATGCAGAAGAAGAGGGTAAGTATGCGGGGTTGATAGAAGTGAAGTCGCCTATAGAAACAACCCATACTAATACGCTTATGAGCAAATCAGTTCCTAGTAAATACATTCCACAGATGCAATGGCAGTTAGCTTGCACCGGTGCTAAGTGGGTAGACTTTGTAAGCTATAATCCTAACTTCCCTGAAGAACTACAGTTATTTGTAGCTAGGGTTGATAGAAATGATGATATGATTAATGAGCTAGAAACAGAGGTTATTAAGTTTCTTGAAGAAGTAGAACAAACAATTTTAAAACTAAAGGAGTAGTATATGGCTCAGTATGACAACACAAACACTTTTACGTTAAACAAGAATGATAAAGGTGATAATCCTAAACGACCAGACTACAGAGGCAAGTTAAATGTAGATGGTATTGAGTTTATTTTATCAGGATGGGTTAGAGAAGGTGCTAATGGTAAGTTTATTAGCGGTGCTGTAGCAATGGTAGCAACAGATGAAAGACTTAAACCTGCTGTTGAAGGTGCAGATGACTTATCAGACGTTCCATTTTGATAAGTATTTTGTATTAGACATGATAGTCTAAAATGGTATATAATACGCATACCTTTCTAATATTAGGAGTAAACCGTGAAAGTATGTCGTAGTTGTAATAAAGAAAAAGCATTAAATGAATATTATACTCACGCACAAATGGCAGATGGTTATTTAAACAAATGCAAAGTTTGTGTTAAAACTAGAGTAAATTTACATAGGGGAAACAACTTAGATGCGGTAAGGGATTATGATAAAAAACGTAATCTTTTACCACATAGAGTTGAAGCAAGAAAAACTTATTTAAAAACAGAAAATGGTAAGGCAGCTAGAAAACAGGCATTGTTAAATTATAAACACAATTACCCATTAAAATATGCTGCACATGTAATAACAACAAATGCAGTTAGAGATGGAAAGTTAATAAAAGAAACAAGCTGTTCTGAATGTAATTCAGATTATAAAGTTGAGGCACACCATGATAATTATACGAAACCTTTTGAGGTTAGATGGCTATGTGAACTATGCCATAAGGAATGGCATAGACACAATAAGCCAATTTATGAATAACTATTTGTTCATTACGTACATAGTTACTTCAAAGCCA